TTCGCCAAGCTGAGGTTCGCCGAGCTGAGGTCCGCCGAGCTGAGGTCCGCCGAGCTGAGGTTCGCCAAGCGGAGGTTCGCCTTTGCACCAATAGCGGCTTCAACTGCAACGCGCCAATTTTCGGCTTCTATGCTGAAAATTAACGAACCGTCCCACCGATTTTTTATTTCGAATTTCATGAAGATATGCTCCTGCTCTAGTGTTGAAGCCAGTCCAGAAAGTACAGCAAACCGCCTGCCAAAACAACGGAAATTGTGACGACTTTCAAGAGGTAGAGGGTTGCCGCGTCGTGTTCGGTTCTAGCCATCTGACGAGCCCCCTTCCGATGATTTCCGCGATTTGCGGGATGATCGCGTTCCCGAGTCCGGTAAGACGGTCCACTCGAGAGGGTATTTCATGAGCCACTCGACTTATGTTGGGTTCAGTTGTCCATTAATTTGAGTCGGCAACATCCCCGAGGCTCGCTCGCTGCCAGAATTGCAAGGGCTCCAGTGATCGTTCGCTTGAGGTGTCGCGAATAGCTTGACGATTGAATTCAACGGCAGGCTGTTCCGGTTGAATTGCGACGGGCCCCCGTCGTTCTCCGCATCCTGTACGGTCGGCGTCGGCCACATCGTTACTGCTTTCGCTAGGTTCGGATTGCCTCGCGCGAATGTATTCGCTTGATCGGGACGACCCGCCTTCGGCGTCGGCCACTTCACCCGAATCGGGCCGCCGGGATTCTCCCGATACTTCGTCGCCTGTGAAAGCTCGCTTCCGTGCCCATCCGTCCCGAAACCGGCCGGGGTAGGCCACAATCCAAACTCTGTCTCGTCGATGAGGGGCACCAATGTCTGACGCTCGAATGCACTGCCATTCCGCATCATACCCGATCTCGGCCAAGTCTCCGAGAACCCGCTCAATTCCCCTGTTAAGCAAAGCTGCGACGTTTTCCACGACCGCGACGCGGGGTCGTAGTTCGCAAATGAGCCTTTTATACTCTCCCCAAAGGCCGCTTCGGTCGCCTTCGATTCCGGCACGTTTTCCGGCGGTGCTGATATCTTGGCAGGGGAATCCGCCGCTGAGAATGTCGACTCGTTCAAGGGTTCGGGCTCCGACTGTTCGAATGTCTTCATAGCGTTTGGCGTTTGGAAAGTGGCGGGCGAGGACACGACGGCAAAAATCATCAATCTCGACCTGCCAAACTGTGCGGATTTCCGCGCGCTCGAAACCGAGATCGAAGCCGCCAATCCCCGAAAAAAGGCTACCGTGCGTTAACACGGCCCCATTCCGCTGCGCCACAAACGCCCAATGTTAACGTAACCCCATGTTTTATAAGAGCCTACGCCGCATCCAAGTTTCGGGTCGCGAAAAGTCTTTGTTATGATCTGCCATGCTTGCAAAAACGCTTTTGAGCGTCCGCTACTATAGCGGAACACTTGAATCCGAAATGGGGGCTTGAGCTTCATTATGCACCTGCTCTATGGGATTTGGCGGCGTCAACGGCGCAATAAACCCAATCATTGCAACAAGATACTGATTGGTGTTCGTATAGCCCTTTTCCCGGGCCTGCTTCTCGATTTCGAGGGCTTGTGCCAAAGGAAGGCGGACGGAAAGGGTTTTCGTGCTACGACTCGGGGTAGCCTTTCCGTCCGTTGTAGGGGTTTGATGCGCCATACGGAAAGTGTAAACCAAACGGTTTACCATGTCAAGAAAATAAAAAAGCCCCCTCAAGCCGAAACTCAAGGGGGCGACCACTGGACAAGTTTGGAATCCGAGCGGTGTTACTGCCCGGGGTTGAGTGTCAAGACCGAAGATACGGCGACCGCGTCGGTCACGGTCAAAACGTCCGAAGCCGGCAGACCTGGGGCGTCCAGACCTTGATCGTTCGCGCTGATCGTGGTCGTTCCTGCCTTGAGATACGCAAGCTGCCCCGTCGAAGGGTCAACCGTTGCGACGGTCGGGTCGCTCGAGGCGAAAAGAACCGGCCCTTTCGGGGGTACAACCTGGCCTTGCCCGTTCGGCGCTGCAAATTCCGTATACAGAGCCTTTCCGGGGGTGTCATTGACGTGAACTGTTAACGGCATCGTGGTTTCTCCTAGTGAAGTTTTGAATTTGAGAACCGAAGAAACCGCGACGGGTTGTTCTTCCCCTTCGATGATCTCTTCGAGTTCCTCGATCTCTTCCATCTCTTCGCGGACGAGCTTCTCGAGAAGGTCCAGTTCGAGCTTGAGAATTTCGTTAATCCGCTTGTGCCCATGCTTTACGACGAGTTTTGCAGCGATCGCGGGAGAAACGCCGTGGGACCTGAGCGCGGCGTTCGCACGGGCAATGTAAAGAAGGTCATTCGACGTCATTTTGTGGTTTCTCCTGCGGTCACACGCTATACGGGCGTGACGCTTCTGTCTGTTCAATTCTGAACAGACTAGACGTGATCTTCAAGCGGAACTTTCGAAAGATCGTAGGGCTGCCCCGTTTCGGCTTCGTAGGCTGCCTTTGCGTGCGCTCCGATCTGCAAGAGCGCGTCGGCTGCGCTGATTCCGGCGCCGGCGGGACCGCCTACGATCGCGGCGGTCGTCTTGAGTCCGATATCGAGAATTGACAAAAGCCGGTCGATCGTCGACGGCGGCTTCGGGGGTAGTGGGGTTGCGGGCGTGCTCATTTTTTCACTCCTGCTCGTGGGTAGATTTTGACGAGTTCGGCAAACGCGGCGGCCGCGGCTGCTTCGGCGTCAGAGACTTTGCTCAAAAGATCGGGCGAGCCCGTATGGTCGACGGCCGCCTTGTGGTAGGCCGTGGTCGCGACGTCTAGTGTGTTGTAGGCGTCGATGAACTTGTTCAGCGCGGGCTTGGCCGCCTCGGGAAGTGTTCCGGCCGTGAGGTCGGCTTTCGTGCTCTCGATCGCATCGTGGTAGACGAGCAAGGCCGAATAGGCGATATCGTCGACTTTGTCGGCGGCGCCTGGATGGTTGATCGGTTTGTTCATCATCGCGCCGCACCCCGAGAGGCACAGCGAGAGAGTCAAAACTACTGCGAGAAGTTTGCCGTTCATCTTTCCCCCTTACATAACTATGACGTAACTATGACGTTGGAAGCCTGTAAACCCTTCGGGCCCTTGACGATATCGAACCTGACCTTGTCCCCTTCGTTGAGCGATTTGTACCCCTCGGCTTCGATCGCCGAGAAGTGAACGAAGACGTCGTCGGCGTTTTCGCGCCCGATGAATCCGTACCCTTTCGCCGAATTAAACCACTTCACAACGCCCGTTTCGCTTCGTTCCATTTGCCTATCCCTCAATCCCGAGCGCCTTGTTCATCTCCGCGTAGACGGCGAGAAGGCCGCCTTCTTTCAGAATGTACTTGAGGTTCGCATCGGGTTCGTTCATTGGAAATTCGCCCGTCAGTTGGATGTGATCGGGGTCCGTTTTGGGTTCGGGCCATCTGACGCCGCATACTAAACCCAGGCTTTCCGCGATTTCAACCATTTTCGCGTAACCCGGGAAGTCGGGCGCCCAAATGGCGGCGCCTTCGAGGTTCTCAAAGAAAAAGTCGACCGCAAGGCCGTAATTGTGGTAACTCTCGCCGGCCTTTGCGTGTGTCACGATCTTCGTCGGGTCGATGATGTTCCCGGCAAGGTCGCGACCCTTCAAGTAGAGCGCGCGCTGTTCGGCAAAGGTGCGAAGGCCCTGGGAGATCTCGAGCCGGAAGCCGAGGCTCGTCATCATCCCGTCGGCAGACCGGATTCGCCGCGCGAGTTCCGGGTAGATTGCGCCGAGTTTCGCTTCCGAGTGTCCGTTCATTTCGTGCCCTTCTGTTCTAGAAGCTTGTCGAGCTTTTCTTCAACGCGATTGAGTTGTTCCTGTAGCGCGCGCTGCTCGTTTTCGTAGACGTCGATATCGAGGACGCGCCGCTGCTTCAATTGCTGAATTTCCCGGGTATTATCGTCGTTTTCGGCCGCGCGCATCCCGACGCCGAACGTGATCTGTATGACGAGAACGACTATCCCGATGAAGAGTTGCCAGTTCCGCACGACGATGATCTTCCGATCATGCTTGTGCATGGGGGGGTCCTTGCGTCGGCGGACTTTGCGGCGGCGTTCGGAATTCGGAAACATCGTGTGCCCTCTGAATCGCGCGGCCCGTGACAAGCCCTAAAAATGCGCCGAGGACCGTCTTTTCGTTATCGAGCATCGCCGCCACAAAAGGATTGTTCGGGGGCGCCTGTAGGGAAAAGTAAGCGAAGAGCGAGAAGTATACCACAAAAAACGCGAGCATGAACTTGTCGAGGTTGCCCCAAAAGTGATCTCTATACCTCACTCGGTTCCCCCTGCGCGTTTATCTTCTCGAGAAGTGCGTCCTCTTCCTTACGGTCGATCACTCTGAGCCCCGAAAGCCGTTGTTCGCGCCGAAGTTCCGCGCGATTAAGAACTATGCGCCGCGCGGCCTCGACGCTGATCTGTTTGTCGACGATCTGCCGCGTGAGCATGTCCATCAAACTGATCGCCATTCCCCGCCCTCATTTGATCTCGGCGCTGATGTACCACCAATTAGGCGTTGCGGCCGTGTTCGCTGGATTGGATGCCGTCACCCTGACGACCGCATCCCCGAGGGGTTTCGTATTGGTGTACTGAACCCACGGCGAACAAGCGACGCCCTTCGTCCCGAGGTCCAGCCCGGAAACGAGCGGCGTCCAGGTTATCTGATCGGTGCTCTCTTCGAGATTGAGCAAGCCGCCCGCAAGCGGCAAGGAAAGATTTTGGCAAAGTCGAACGTAGTGAACGCTGCTAAAGTCCAAAAGCCGCCGCGTCCGGGCGTTCCCCTGAAACTCAGTAACCGCAACCGGCACCCCGCTCCATCCCACGGGGGATGACGTCGGAATGACGAGCAGGAATTCGTTTGTCGCGGCCCGGGTCGCATTGATCTGTTGCTGCAGGCCGGCGAGAAGGCCGTCATGCCCGTTGATGCGCACTTCGTCCGCATACTGAATCTTCCCGAGGTTGTCGATGCTCGTCCCGGCGGCCTGGGTCCATGCACCCGACTGACCGACGGCCTGGATAACGCTCGTCGGGTCAAACTGAGGCGCCGCCGGCATCGGCGGAATCGTACTTTGCGGCGGAGACTGGGCAAACGTTCGGGCGAGAGCTAGAAGCAGAAAAGCAAAACAGATCGGTGCTAGGCGGTTCTTCATTTCGTTCGTTCCTTGCTCGTAGTACTTCGGTCCTATTGGCACCGAAGAGTCCGTTTCTTAACATGAAAGACGAGGACAACGCAATGCTTAGTTACTTGATTTTTCTAGCATCGGTTTGGATTCTGAGCCGGATGCTCTGCCAATGGTGGTTTGTCGACCGAAACTAACGTCCGAACTCTTTGAGCTTCGCGACAATCCGCTCGCGGACCTTCCGCGGGTTCAGATCGGCATCCTTCACGCTGATCGAAATGTTCGATTTCGGCTCTTTGAATTCGTGGATGCCCTGGGCATTTTTCCCGCCGTACTGCCAGCCCGTTTCCTTTAGAAGCCCCTGGAACCCCGCCGGGGGCGCCTTCGCAAAGCCCCGTGCCTCAATCGGACTGAGCGCCTCGCTTGTCGCCCCCGAAACCGGTCGCAAAGGTGAAAGCCGCGTAGGACCTTCCTGGGGATTGCGCGCCTGCTGGCGCAAATCGGAGCCGGCGACGGGCGTCGGCTTCGGACCTTCCGGCGGCTCGAACGACGCGGGCGGCGTAAACGGCGCCTCGGGACCTGGATTGAGGCGGCTGATTCCCCGCTTGATGAGCACATCGGGCTTGTTCAGATAGTGCGCGGCTTCGCCGGCGAGAACGCTTACGCCGCCACTCGGCACGGCACCCATAATGCCGAGGAGTCGCGAAAGACTCATCGGCTTTGCCCTATCAGCGACGTTGACCCGCCGCTCGACTTCCTTCCCAACCGTCTCGAGACCGCCGTAGTCTTGCCGCGCTTCGCGAATCTGCTTTTCGCCCGCGTTCTCGAGCGTGTCGAGGAACTGTTCGCGAATTGCCCGCCGCGCCGATTCCCACCCCGCGACGTCCGGGTTATTCATAAGATTTGCGCGCCGCGCGCTCGGGTACTTCGCAAAGTAGGACTCGAGCTTTCCGTTGACATAAGTGAGCAGGCGATTCGCGCTCTGAACGTCCCGCGACCCTTCGAGTTTGTCGGCGAGCGAGTTCAGTTGATCGGCGTGCTCCGGGTCAAACTCTTCGATCTCGGGTGTAACCGCCTTGCGCACAGCCTCGGCCGCGGGATTCATGTCGACGGGACGTTTGGCCTGCCGCGCGAGTGCGGGCTCGACCTTTTCGCTCCAAATTTTCTCTTTCATCAAGGGAATTGCTTCGTCGAGATCTGCCGCGCTCTTGATCGGCGTCGCGGAATTGTGCTCGGCAAGCGCGCGTTGAACTCCCGGCCGGCTGATCGCATCGTCCCATCCGGTAGCCTGGGCGCGCGGACTCACGCCCTTTTTGAGAAGCTCTTCGCCGCTCATCCCGATGTGAAAGGGTTCGCCGATCGTTTTGAGGAGAGGGCCCGCCCCCGGAATTTTGGGAATTCTGCTGATCGCAGAAGGGGCGACGGCAAGAGCGGTCGGGCCCGCGGCTTCGCCATAAACCCCGCCTGTATCCCCGTGCTCGGCCGCCTGCTCCATTTTCAGCGGTCGCACACCCGTTGCGCTCGAAGCTCCCGCGGCGACGCTATACGGAATGTCGTGACCGCGTTCGCGAGCGCCAAAGTACTCTTGCGGAACTGTCCCGGTGAGCGTTTGAACCGCTTGCCCGCCTACGCTTTCCCTCGGGTCGAGGGTCTTTAGCCCTTGATGCAAGCCGGTCGACAAAGCTTCGCCGAAACTCTTCGGTTCGGGCGGCGCCTGAGACTTAATCCAGTCGGCAACGTGGGGAAGAAAGCCCCGGCTCTTGTCGACGGGGAGATTCTCCGATTTGAGGTTCTTGTCGTGCCCGGGAAACTGCTCGGTCGCGCCCCGTTCCTTTTCGAATTGTGTCGGCTGCGAAACTTTTGCCTTCGCTTCGGCGTAGGGCTCGGGCGAAGCTTTAGTTTTCTCCTCGTCATCCCACGAGAAACCGCCGCCGGCCGCGGGCTTGTCTTTCTTCTCGTCTTCGTCGTCCCAGTTGAAGGCTTTGTCGTCGGGCATTATTCGGCGATCTTTGCACCTTTGTCGAGATACTCTTGCACACGGTTCCCAGGAACGTGCCGCACTTTCCCGCCGGAGTCTGCAAGGCTAATCTGAACGTCATTCGGCAAAAAGTCGAGCGGTTGTTTCCGGTCGGCCGCCGCGCGCGCTGCGAGGCGCCAAGTGATTTCCCGCGTCTCCTGAATCATATGGTAGAAGTCGCGGGCCTGGGACTCGGAAATAGGTTGCCCTGTAGCGTTTTTGTCAATCCACCGCGAAATACGATCGGCGATGCCGATCGCGTTCGAGTGAAGCTCCTGCGCGTGTTCCCCGATCGCGGCGCCCTTGATGCCGCCGAGCGTCGTCCCGAGGTGTTGCGCGAAAAGAACCATGCCCGCCGCGCCGGTTTGCGGGTTCGCGTTGTAAGCGTTGAGGGCCGCGGTTGCTTTCTGGAATTGCGTTTCGATCTGCCGCGCGGGATTGACGACTTGGGTGTTAAACTGATTTTTTTCGGTGTTCGCAAGGCGCGCGCCCGACCCCGTCGTCCCGCCCGTGTCGCCGACTGTCGCCGCCTGTTCAGGAGTGAGCCCCGACATTTTCCCGGTCTTCGAGTTGAGCGTCCCGACAATCTGCCCGTTCGGCCCTAGTAGTGGCTGAATCGAGCCGACAAGACCGAGCGAAAGGGCATCGGCCTTTGCGGGTCCAACCTTTTTCCAGTTCCCGTACCCCGCATCACCCGAAAAGTTCCCCGCTTTGTCGAACTGATATTCGAAGGGCTTCCCGTGTTCGTCCTGCATCACGATCGTCTTCGGCGCGCCCTCGGGCTTCTGCTTTCCCGCGGCGATATCATTCGCAAGCTCGATTCGTGCTTCGTAGGCCGTGAAGGGCTTACCCGTTTCGGGGTTGTCTTCCTTCATCTTCGCGTCGATCGCGTTCTGATCAATCGACCCGGGGTTCGGTTCCTTGTTTTCTGCGTCCTCTATCCGCCGCTTTTCAAGAGCGTTGCGTTCGGCGCCCTGCTCCGTTTCGGCCTCGCCACGTTTTGCGGACTCTTCCCGGGTTTGCGCGCCGCCAAGTTTCCGCTCGAGGCTCGCTTCCGTCGCTTGCCGGTTGAGATCGGTCCCGGGGATGAGTTCCATCGTTCCGGGCGCGACGATATCGCCCGCAATGTTCCCAACCTTTGCGAGAACGTGCGCGAGCTTTCCGCCAAAGCCCGGGTGATTCTCCGCGCTACCCCACGGGTTGCGTTTTTGATCTTCAATTCGCTCGAGTTGCGACTGATAGGAAGCCGCGCTTCCGGCCGGCGCCCCGGGCGAAATGACCGGAAGAGCTTGACGCTCGGCAAAGGACAACGGCTTCACTGGGCTCGACGGCCCGATAGGTTGTAAACCGCCGTTTACGACTGGTTCCGGGCTTTTCGCGCCCATGTCGGGCGCTGACAAGTCTCCGACGCTCTTCGCGCTGATCGAGGTCGGGTGCGTCTTTTCGTTTTCTTCGGCGAGTTCGAGATCGGTCGTGCCTTTGCCGCGGTGCGCGTTGACGGTCGGTTGCACGACGGGCGCGAGCTTGGCCGCCTCGGGCGAATTGGCAAGCGCCTCTTCTTCCCGCCGGCGCCGCTCTTCTTCGGCTTCGTCTTCGTTGATCGGAATCGTTTGAAGGTCGGCCATTATTACATGAACCCTTTCGCCGCCTTCGCAGCATTGGCGGCCGTATCGACGACACCCTCGGCGTTCTGCAGCCAGCCCGTTTTGCTTGCGTTCGTCCAGGCGTTAATGTCCTCGGGAACGAGTCCTTGCGCCTTGAGGCCGGCATTCACGTCCTCGCCATAGAGCCCTTCGAGCCCGGAGAGGCCCGACTGCCGTTGCTTTTCCTTGAGCAGCGCGTTTTGATTCTGGACGTTCAAAGCGTTCGAGGAAAGTGCCCGGGCCTTTGTCCGCGCGGCTTCGTCGAGCACGCCCGAAAGCGCGCCCGTGTTATGCGTGCGAGCCGCCTCGAGGTTTGCTTCCCCGGTGATCGAACCTGTCGCCCCGCCCGCGCCCTCTTCGCCCGCGACGAGCATGTTATTAACATCGGTCGGATTGAAGCCCGTCGGGTGCGTCGCTTCCCGGGTCAGTTCAGGGACAAGCGTCGAGCTAACCGTATCGGCCGAAGAGCCGTACTTTGCCCCGGTATCCGCCGCGGTCGTCGCGGCTGATTGAGCCGCTTTTGTCGCTTTCTTGATGCCCGCATAAGGTTCGGTGAACCCGAGCGGGTCGATCAGCACGCGCCTTGTCGTCCGCATTTAGTCGATGCTCCTGTAAAACATTTCCCCGTAACCTCTGTCCCATCCCAAATCCTTAAGTCGTTCGGCGAAGCGCCCTTCGGCCTGGGTCGTCGCAATGTCAATTCCGAAGGCACCCGCCTGCGCGTCCATGTCCTTCTGCAGTTCCTTGATCGCCTCGAGCCTCGTCTCCGGGGTCGACCATTTCGGGTCAACAAAGAGAAGCGCGCTAATGTGAAGCCGACCGAACGCCGCCATCCTAACCCGTTCTTCGTCGTCGACAAGACATTTTTTGACGAGCATGAGCGGGTGAGCGGGGTCGGGAAGTTCAAACTTCCCATTGTGAATCCGCTTGATCGCTTCGAGATCTGCCGCCGCGTATTCCCTTATTCTCATAGAACGTTCAGCGCCGCCGGAACCTTCGGGCCGAGCGGCAAACGCCGCAAATCAGTCCCCAAACCTTGCCCGCCTTGCGACCCATCGGGCGCCGCGGTTCCTGAACCCTTTGACTTGAGCGGCGTGAGTTGCGTCGTTCCGCCTGTCGCAACCGGTGTCGGATTGATCATCGTTCCGAAGTAAGTCTTCTCGCCGGCTTCGCTCCCTTGGTACTGAGGATAGGCGCGGAAGTGCCAGTTCTGAGGGTTTCCGTCGTCGTCCATCGCGGGGAGCCGCGTAAAGAGCCCGCGGGAACTTCCAAGATCGAAAACGTGCGCGGGGTCGACGTTCTGAAACGTCGGGTCGGTCGAAGCCTCGACAAAGTACCGGATATTTTTCCCGATCGGCGAGTTGTGCGTCAGAGAAACGTGAACGTCTCCGTTGTTCGCCTTAACGTCAAGAGCTTCGAGAGGCGGCGGCGGCGTGACCGTCCCATTCGGGTTAACTCCGATGTGATTCGCCGTGCCGTTTACCCCGTCGATGATCTGCTCGAGCAAAAGAGCGAGGTGCGGTTCGCGGGACCGAAATTCTTTGAGAAACTGACTTCCGTCGATCATGGACTCCCTCTTGCTGACCCCCTGATCGGTGTCCACGGGTCGGGCGCAAGACTTGCGACAATCTTCGAAAGCTCAAAACGCGAACCGACCTTGTTTGTCCCGTAACGCACGAAAAACCGGTTCGCCGTGTAGTCGACGTCCGACTCGAGGTCGCCAAGCGTGAACGGGTCAAGCGGAATCGAATCGAGCCGCACGGGCAACGGATTGAGGGGCGTCTCGGGATAGACCCAAATGTTCAAATCGCCGCTTCCAACCGCGAGCGAGGTCAGGTACTTCAAGCTCATTCGGTGAAGCCCGAGGCCCTTTGCGTCCTGCATTTCGGCTTTCGTGAACCCATACGTCAGGTAAAACGAATTGATCGCGAGGCCGTCGTCGTCGAGTTCGTCCGGGTCGAGAGCAAAAACCTTGCTGTCGCCGTATCCCGTACAAAGGAAGAGCGGCGTTTCGTTGTTCCCGCGGTTGACAAAGTCCGCATAGGGCGAGCGAATGTTCCAGAAGGATGTTTTGCGCGCCGGTTCAGGCGAAAGAATCCGCCCCGAGTACCCCGTCTTGATCGGGCCCGTTTCGGCAACAGCCATGCCCGAATTGAGTTCCCGATAGTTGATCGTCAGGATGACATTCGGACTCGTCGGCGCGGAATTCGCCGGAAACTCGGGCAGGTAAGGAAACGATTTCGTCCCCGGGCCCGTCGGGAGCGGAATCCCGATGAGAATCCGCCGGTTGATGACGTCGTTTCTGACCCATATCGTATATCCATATTTCCAGGCAATCGCGTCCCAAAGGGTTTGAAACTCCTGCGAGATCTTGAGCGGGGCGCCGCCGTTAAAAAAGTAGACTCCCGGCCGACAAGCGGTGACGAGCCACTCTTCCCCATAATCGTAAGAGTGAATCCCGATCGTGCCGACTTGCTGCGAAACCTCGCGCCAGTTCCAGAAGGCGGGCTCGGTGACGCCGTTATCCGAAGTCGAATAGATCGAACGTTCTTTGAGCGCGTAGAGGAGCTCGAACATCGTCGCGCCGCCGCGAATCGGCTGCTGATTCTGATTGGGGCCCGTGTTCCCCGTAACGCCGTCAAACCCTTGCGGATTGTCGGCATAAGAAGCGGTGAAGGACGTCGAAAAAACGGGTTCATCGGTCGGGAAAGGCTCGGTTCTGTCGATCTCGACGTCGCCGCCATCGGGCAGCGCCGAAGCGTAGAGTCGCAAGAGCAGGTCCTTCGGCACGGTCCCGAACTCTTGCGCCTGGGTCAAAAGCTCGCCCGTGAAAATCGTCATCGTCGAACCCATGCTCGCAAGCGGGATGCTGAACGAGCCGAAGACCTGGGCGAGTTGCGGACTAAAGAGATCGACAACAAGGTTCCCTGACGGCGTGAGCGAAGGCGAGCGCGCGGTGATGCGAACCGAGTAACGCGTGTTCGACCGAATGATCGGCGTGCCTAGCTGATTCGCATAGGCATTTTGCTCGATCATCCCGTAGAGAGCTTGCGGGGAGCCGGTCGCGTTCTTGATCAGGTACGCATTGCCGAACTGGGGCGAAACGGTAAGCGTTCCGCCGTCGCCATTTGTCGCGTCGACCGTCCAACCGAGCGGCAAAAGATTCGGCGGATTGTACCCGCCATCAAACGAAAGATTGAGAAAATTCTGGACTTTGTTCTGTTCGCCCCAGGCAAAGAGCCGGCTCGAGTAACTGAGGAACCCGATCGAGGAGCCGAGTTCGCGCTGCGCGAAGAGATTGTTTCCCTGAACGTCGATCGGGATGCCCGCGAGCAGAACCGCATCGGGGAAACTAAAATTCGCGCTGGTCGTCGTATTGTCGGGGATGACGGTCGAGGTATACGTCACCTTCTGCCCGTTGTTCGTCACCGTGACCGGCTGATCAATGTAAAAATAATTCCCGCCGTTCGCCCCCGTGAAGGCAATGATGCGGCGGATTGTGTCGGGCGGCCCGATCGGAATCTGTGAGGCATTGAGCGTGCTCACGCTGCCCGTAACAGTGAACTCGAAGTAGGGCGAAGGTTGAGTGATTCCCGCGCTGCGTGTTTGAAACATCACGACGCCGCGGCGAATTCCGGCGCCAATGACGCCCGAAGTGACGATCGTTCCACCGGTCCTCGTTCCGACAATGATCGCGGGGTCAAACTTGAAGATTGTTCCCGAGATCGTGCCCGAGCCGTTTTCGCCCGTGCTCGAAACGTCGTTTCCGGGGAGTGCAAGCGTAAAGGACCCTGGCGTCACCGAAGCGATTGCCACATTCGAAACGTTGAAACTGCCGTTGTCCGCAAGCGTCCCGACGACCGTCACTTGCTGCCCGATGACAGGAAGCGTCCCATTGATCAGGTTGAATCCGTAAGTCGCAATCCCGCCCGAGCGCGCGACCGAAACAATCTGCAGTTGCGAAGCGTTGGGCGTTTGACTCACCGTCCACGTTCCATCGTAACCGGCAGTTGGAGCCCCGCCCGTGCCCGAAAGCGTCATCTGATCGCCGACTTCGAGGTTTGGAACCTGCGAAGCCGCGGTCAGGGTCGCGAGCGTCACCTGATATTGCCCAACGATCGCGCTCGGTTCGCCGTTGTGATTCTGGAAAAATTGTGCCGTCGGCATCTGAACGGTGAAGTACCAACGGTCATTATCCGAGTTCGGCGGAACTTGGTGCCCCGTCGAAGTGATCACATAAACGCCGTCGACTGTCTGCCCGTTGATCGTCGCGAAATTCTGTAGCGCGACATTCCCGCCGACGACGAGGTCAGGGTCGGCGGCCGGTTGCCCGGGGTGCCCTTCATGGGTCGCCGTCATCGCATAATAAACCGTGAGAATGTTTCCGGGTCCAGTACTGCCCGGGCCGGCCGACCAAAGAATTTGACTGACGTGTCCGGGTGAAGCAGGGTCCGATTTCGGCGTAGGTTGCGTGATCGACACGATCGCAATGCTCGAGGCACTCGTCGAAAACGAAGGCGGCGCGCCTGGGCCAACCTGACTCACGCGGTCGAGATTTTTCCCGTCCCACTGCCGCGGCATGTCCGTACCGTTTACAAGATTCGAAAACGCAATCCATTCGACGTCTTCGAAGGTCACGCTCTTTGCGAAGGTATGCGGCTCGATTGCCGTGAAGATCGAATCGAGAACCCCAGGAGCCGCGATCACGTCCTCTTGCCACAGAATCCCGGCGTCGTCGAGGAGCAGCGAGTCAATGTTCCCGTTGTTTTGCTGGTAGGTCTTAATCCAATTAAAGTTAACCGGCGGGTTCGGCGTCAGAAAGACCTTGATCTTCGCCGAATACGCATCGAATTCCGCGGCAACCGCCGAGCTTGCGACGATCTTGAAGCCGAAACTCGGGTCGTTCAGTTGATCGGGAGTGAGGCGGAAACCCCACGTCTCGAGCGGCGTCGCAATCGTCACGGGCCCATCGACAAGGGGAAGCTGGAACGTGAACGAAGGCGACCCCGCGGGCGACGGATTCAGAAGCGAAAGAGTCAGAACCGCACTCGGGTCAAGCGTCGATTGGTGTCCGCTGATTTCGAATTCGAACCCGAGGACGACCTCGGTCGACGGGATACTAAGCGGAAAGTTGAACGCCTGCAATTCCTGGGACTTTGTCGCGGTGCTCCCCGGAAGAACCTGCAGGCCGTGAACCTCGAGCATACTGAGATTGGCGCCGTCGATCGAGCCCGCGCCGATATTGACCGTCACGTTGAGCGTGCCCGCTTGAACCGAGGGCGTAAAGAGAATCAGGCTTTGCGCCGTCCCGTTTGCGTTGTTTCCCTGGCTGCCGATGAGGTAGTAGGTATTCCCCTGGTTATCGGTTGCGGTGACGCCGCTCCAAAGGGTTAGGCCGTTCGTACCGCTCGCGGCGCCGAGCAAGATGAATACGCCGTTCCCGGCCGTGACAGGACCGCCGAAGGTTGCAGGCCCGTGCGCGCCGGCCGAGATCGTGCCCGAATTGATGAGGTGCGACTGGACGACCGTCGGCAAGCTTCCATTCGACCCGAAGAGGCCGACGAGCGCGCCAAAAGAGGCAACGTTTCCGCCCTGGAAATTGACGACTGCGCTATCGGGCGCGGCCCCGAGAATCTTCGCCCCGACGCGCTGATAATTCCCGTTGACGCCTGGAACCGAACCCGTGATATCGGTCCAACCTTGCGCCGCGGGAAAGGGTTGCGTCGTTCCGCCCGCCGAACCCGTCGAAACGAAAAAGAGAGCAAGCTCCCCGGAAGTTGCGGGTGTCGACGTAAGGGTGAAGTGGTTTGCATTGCCGAGAATCCCCGCCGAACCCAATGAATCCCAAAAACCGCCGCCGCCAAAAGGCGTACTCAGAAGCCGTGTTTTGGCGTACACGCCCGGAGTGTTCAGCGTGAGATTTGAAGGGTTGAGCCAAGCGGCGAGAGCGGGGTCGCCTACACTTTGAGCAAACCCCGCGGCCACTTCAACAAATAGGTTCTCGTAAAAGTACTGATTCTTTCGGCCGGCCCTGGTGAACGTCGCCCCGGGCGTGTAGTCCATGTCCTGATTAAATGGACTCGCGCCCTCGGGAAGGTCTTCGGGCTTCATTTCGGTCACAGCCCCGCCGAAGACCGTCAGGGGAATGTCAGAAGCGCCGGCCGCGTTATTCATTCGGTTAGTTGCCCGTCGGGAAGACAGCCTCGAAGTTGATCACGTCCGTCGATATCGTGGGCGTGGTCGCGTTGAGGGCGGTGCCGTTCGTGATTTCGGTCGGCGCCGCCGTGCCGCTGCCGGCGTTTGAAAGAATCGCGAGCTTCCCGATCGACTGATTCCATTCATAGTCGAAGCCGGAAGCGTTCGCGCTCTTGATCAGAACGATCAAGGGGACGCGGTCGCCATAAGGCCCGAGGTGCTTCAAATCGAATCCGGTCGTCGGCAAAAGGCCGCCGGTCGCATAGGTGTCCGTCGCGGCCGAGAAGCTGATCGTGCCGTAGTAGCGCACGGTCTTCTGGTTCTTTTCGCCGAGCGGGACTCGATTGTTGATATTGAACTTGAACGTTGCGGTTGCCATGTTTTTGCTTCTCTCCTTTTAAGTCGTCGGCAAGATGAGATATTGCACTAGAATTTTCGCCGTGCCGTTGCCGGCTGCGAAATTGTTCGTCGCCTTGCTGATCGTGAGCGCGGCGTTCTCGTCGGTCGGCGGGTTCCCGGCCGTGTCGGTTGCGATGAGCGCCCCGACCCGCTGAATCGCCTTGTTAGGCGTCGTCGTGACGAGGAAGATCGCGTTCGAGGAAAGCGCCTGCGACGCGCTCCCGATCGAAAAACTCACGGCGCCGCCCGCATCGGTGTAAGCGACCGCGCCCCCGAAGAACTCGATCAGAATCATCAAGGGAACGATCGTAAAACCCGCGCCGGGGGCGGCGACGAGTGTCTTCGGCGTCCCGAGCAGGGCGAGAAGGTCGGCCGAAGAGAGCGAAACCGAAACGGACTGCAGTGCGAGCCCGGGCAGATCTGCAGCGACTAGCGCGCGGAAAGTCGGAGCCGAGGCGCCCCCCGAGGTAGCCCCCGCAAAGACCGTATTCGCCGGTTGATTCGCAAGCGTGATCACGATCGCAAGCGTTCCCGACGTCGTAACCGGTGAACCCGTAACACTTGCCGAAAGCAAGGCCGCGGGGACTGTCGTCGTAAGGGCGACGCTCGTCACGGTTCCGACGCCCGCGGGGAAGTCGGCCGGAACAAGCGCGCGGAAGTTAGGCGTCGCAGCAGGTCCCGAAGAGGGGCCGGCGAGCACGCGATTTGCGAGTTCATTCGCCCAGGTGACACCAAGTGTCCCCGCCGACGAAACAGGCGAACCCGCAACCGCAAACTCAGCAGGCATCGTAAGGGCGACGCTCGTCACCGAACCCGTGCCGCCGCCTGCTACGACATTTTGATCGGCGAGAACAAGCTGCTCGCCCGGAAGCGCCGGCAGGTCGAAGATCTGAACGGTGTAGATTCCGGGCGTCGCGTAGAAAAAGTAATTGCCGAGGTTGTCGGTTTGAAGGGGATTCGGCAGCGCGCTCGTCCGCAAGGTGCCGCCCGAAACAAACGTCCCGGGATTGAGCGCGAGGTCAAACGTGACCGTCTTCGCGACGGGGTCGACGGTAACGATCTGAACGATGTCGTTGTAGCCCGCGGGGTTGAGGCCGATTACCTCGACAAAACTCTCGGGCACGATATCCGCGGGAACGGTGTTCAGCGTGAGCGTCGCAACGCCCGCGAGCCACGATGCCGCGGTCACGGTCGGCGCGTTTGAATTTGGCGCCGCGTAGATCGTCGCAAGGGGCGACCCGGGTTGCGTTGAAGTGTCGGCGGGCTGCGTCAGGACGGCAATCGAGGCTCCCGAGATCGCTTCGCCTAGAACCGTGCGAACGGTGCCGTCGTAACGAAAGAACGTTGCGCTCACTTGAAGGACCCCGAAAGACTTCCGTCGATTGAACTCCGGTCGGCATTGTACGCTTTCGGCCGAAACGCGATGCGCTGATCTTTCCTGACCTGACGGTTCACAAGCTCATCGAGACGCGCCTTTTTCTGTTGCGCGGCCCAGGTTTGTTGAGGTGCGCCGCGTGCGCCGGCGTAGTACTCGGCAATCCCGAAAGCGACTGCGCGCTTCCCGCCGCGAATCTTGATGATCGCCTCGGCGAGGTCCGCATCGGTCCCGATAGGCAAAAGTGCGGCTTCGTAACGCATACGAAGCTCGCGGCTCTGTGTGGAACCAAAGAGCGCGATCTTGTCCTCGCGCCATTCCCACATCCCGAAATAGGTCCCTTGCTGAACAGACGGAAGGCCGTCTTCGGGTTGATTCATAGGTTGAAAGATTTGACCGCTGCCCGTTTGCCGTTCCCACAAGCGAAGCGGAACGATGAGATCGGGCGGAAGGGCGGGAGTCTTCGACATGGTCGCGCCGTTGAAGTAGCCTTCGGCGCTGACATAGACTTGTATCGCGGGATTTGCTGCAGGGACGGGAGTCAGAGGCGTGAGAATGAAGTCGTCTTTAATGTTCGACGTCACTCCGTTGTTTGCGAGGTATTCCTGGCAGTCTTCGACCGAGGCGTTCAGATATTCAATCGTGAAGGGTTTGTCGTTCGAGAGCGTCTGACCGGCAGACGAGCGGAGCATGTCATTGATGATAGCGCGCGCAAGGCGCAAGGCATCGTCACCCGTGAAGTACGTTCCTACCGGTACGCTCGGCAAAAGGTCCCCCTAAACTTGTTAAAGCCCCGAGGGGCAAGCAAGGCCCGTAAAGATCAGGAGTCTCTACAGGTTTCTTGCCGCCCCCCGAAGATCATAGGCCGCGCGGTAAACCGCTGTTTACGGCTTGTCGGCTGCTTTTCGGCCGCCCTTCCCAGTCTTATCACTGGGAGACGCCTTTTCGGCGTCCAGGTCGATTCCGGCCGCGAGGGCCTGTTCAACCGTCTTGAGCCCTGCCGCGATAGCGCGAGTCCACTGTCCGGGCATCACGGCCCCGCAAGAGTGAATAATCACGCCGGCGCGAACATCGCCGCCGCACGCGAAGCAGGCTTCCATTTTCTTATAGATGCGGTTCCACGGCCGGTCTTCCTTGAAGTAGGAAGCTGCGAGCCGCATCAAGGGCGTAATGAACTCGAGTTGATCGGTCGTCTCGAGGCGCGTCGCTTCCGCAAGTTGCCGGCGGAAGAGCGTTTCAAGTTTCTCCCGGGCCCGGGTGATCTCTGCATCCGTCGGGACCTCGTTCTTCGTCCAGAAAACGCCGTAGTCTTCGAGGACGTTCCCGACCGACCAATCGGCGCCGCGTTCGAGCAGCGTGTAGGGCCGCACGATATCCTGAGCAAGGGCCTCGCCCTTCATGATATCGGTCTTCATGCTTTGACTTGCCGCGTCGAAGTAGGACGACATAACGATCGTCGGAATCTTGAGCGGCGTTGAAACCCGTTCGCCCGAGACGCAAGCCGGAATCCGGTACTTGCCGAGAATCCCCTTTGCGACGATCTTCTCTTGCGGGAAGACGCTGAAAACGTAGACGTACCCCTTCGGAAGCAAATCGAGAAGCGGGTTCGGTGTGTAGATGATCGGCCCGTCGAGTTCTTGTTCCTTCAATCGGGCTTGCTCGTCGGCAAGCGCCGTTTTTCCTTCTGCTAATGGCATGGTTCTCGTTCTCCTTTTCCTGATTTCCTGATTCTAGCGAACGGTATGACCGCGTCCCAGTCGCCGCGCGGCTTCTTCGGCACTAACGGGGAAGCGTTTGGCCTTGATTTCGGCAAGCATCCGTTCGCGGTTCTGACTCTTGTCGAAGTCGGCGCCACCAAAGGCGGGCGAAGCATTGCGGTAAGCGTCCATCGCTCTATCCCGCCACGCTTTGCGCTCGCGCTCCATTTGCTCTCTGACGGCAAACTGTTTCTCGAGGTAGGTCTTGTCCCGTTCCTTCAAAATGTTCGGAACGAGCAGGTCCAGAATCCAGAACGAAAGCGGCATCGCCTCGATTTCGAGCCGTTCGCCTCTGATCTCTTTCGAGCCGTCCGGGTTCGTGACGACGTCGCCCTTGATGATCTTCTTCACATACAGATTGAACGGGCAAGCGAGGTACACGCCGCGGCCTGGATAATTCCCGAGGATGTGAAGCTCGTCCTCTCTGTTCCAGGTCATCGCGTACCACATCTCGGCCGTGCCGAAGGTTTCAGGCGGCTTCCATTGGAGCAGGTGCCACGCGGGAACGTCGTGAAACATCAAAATGACGTGCTGCCCGCGCTTGCCGTCGTGCATTTGCCCGTAGATCACGTCCGTATGGGTTTGACCCCAAACGAGCAGGAAGTTCGGCTCGCCGAAGCGGTTGAATCCGCCCAGGCGGTTGAGGTGTTCCTGGTACTCAGGCGGACAGCGCCGGCGTTCGCTTCCGCTGATCGTCCAGGTGCTCATAGCGCATGAGTCATACTGGAAACGAGTCCGACCTTGCGCTCTCTGAGGTAGATCTCGTCATAGCGGACGAGTTGATAGTCTTCGCCGTCGAGCTTGACGTCGATTCCGCCGTATTTGCTGAAAAGGACCGTGTCGCCGGCTTCGACGCTCGGCTTCACAAAGGCGCCGTACATCATCTGCCCTTCGCCGACCGCGATCACGCGGCCTTTGTTCGATTTCTGCTTCGCGATATCGGGCAGGACAATCCCGCCGATCATCTCGAGGTCTTCCTCGATCACTTTGATGAGAATGAAGGCGCCGAGGGGCTGGTAGTTCTCGATCTTGCTTGCCACGTTCCATCTCCTGATTTGCGTTGCGGGGCAAAAACCGTACTTTTACCCCTTTTGGGGCCCGAAATGCCGAAGATAATGGTCATTTTGGGCAATGTTGCGGTGTTGCGTTTTGTTGCGCTTTTGCAGAGAGGGGCGAGTTTCCCCGCCCCCTTCCTGCCGCCCGAGTCGGCGATTAACCGAGTTCTCGGGGAAAGAATTAACTGAAGATGCCGTTCGGGATTTGCGCGTTTTGGATATACGCGCCGGCGCGAACGTTCGAGTTGTAAACGTTCAGCGAGGTGACGAAGTAGAAGATGCTCGAGGCATTGATGCCGCCGGAAGAGCCAATCGTCGGGAAGACCGTTTGGCCGTTCACGTCGTACAGGTCAGAAGCCTTGAGTTCTCCGATGCCCCAGTACTTGAGGCACAGCGCGTCAACGCGCCCGGATTCGGCATGTACGCTCTTGATTATGTCGTAACCGACAAACGTCGAGGGCGTGAACTTTTTCAGCATATCCTGGGACGAATCGCCCTTGATCTGCTGCTGATTCGTGATCGCAACCTGAGTCGCGAGGTTCTCGATTGCGGCCGCCTGATCGACGTTCATGTACCAAACGAGATCGGCGAGAGCCGGCGACTCGTTTCCGAGTGCCAGTGCGATCTTGCTGGTGATGAAGCGACCGGTCTGTTCCGTGATCGCCGCGCCCGCAAGGTCGACCGTGGGGGTCGAAAGACGGCCCGGGTACTGGTTCCGCGAGAGCCCGTTGAGGGTCCCCGTGTTCCCGTTTACCTGATACGCCTTGATGCCCATGATCGACGTGCCGGCCGTTCCAGCCGCCCCGTTTACGACGAGCAGATCGCCCGTGGTCGTCGCCCCGCCAGCGTTCGGCAGAGCATCGGCAGACCATAGACGATTCACGACGCCGTCAACGAAAGAGATTTGAAACGAGCCGCGGGTCGTTCCGCCAATCGACGGAAAGACCTGAACGACTTGGTTGTCGAAAAACTGGTTCGCGTTGTCGACGTCGACAAACGAGAACGAAGGACCGGCAGAGCCGGAACCCGAACTCGCCGTGACGACCGTCCCGAGCGTGCCGGAACCGTCGCCTTGAAGGTCGGCGTCGAGGTTGCTCTTGAACTGTTCAAGAGTGTGAGTGAATTCGGTCGCTTTGACGTTGATTCGGGACTTTTTGCCCGAGTCGGTCGACCACTGCGCTTGTGCCGTGATCTCGCAAGCTTCCGAGAAGGAAACCGGAGACAGGAATTGCGCCGCGTAAACCGAGCCCGTGCCGCGTCCCATGTCGCCGCCGTTCGCGTCGAATTGGGTGTGCGCCGAGCCTGCCTTGATGCGCATTGGAATACGCAACGAAGGCCGCCCGCCGCTATCAAAGCTCGAACCGTATCCGCCGCCCGTCGAGGTCGACATGGGGATGACACGGCCCGCTTTCTTGAGGCGGGCGTAGAACGTGTCCTCGGTGAGCATCAAATCGGGAACATCTTCCCGAACGGCCTCGAGTTCCACGGCCTGAGTCGCCGCTTCATTAAGTGCGGTCATAGCCTGGGTACCTGTTTTGAGCTTGCACGCTTCGATTCGCGCTCCTGTAGCGCACGGCTTCGGTCTGCCGAGTGTTTAGCGCACAGCGTCCCGCCGTAGCGGGGCCTAACATCCTGATCGGTCGGACACTTCACTTAGCGGGTTAGAGAGAGTCCGCGGCTCTTTGAGGTCCAACGATCAGAGAAATTTTTGAGGGGGCGGGGCAATCCCGAAGGTTCCCCAAAGACCCTATGTGGTCACTAACCGCTTTGGGTTGCTCGTCCCCCTAACTCGTTTACCACTTACGAAGTTTGCCTTGCTTGTCCCACACCTGCCCATGCGGCAAGATGAATTGCGACTTGTCGCTCCGGCTCCAATCGACGTCTCCCGCCTTCGGCTTGCCTGGAACGGTTACGGGTTGACCGTTGCCGCTCGAGCTTGCGCGCCGTTGCTGAGTGCCTCCACCGGCCGCCGCGCGGCTTCCGGGTGTGAGTCCGAACTCTTTGACAACCTGCCGAACGACCGCCGAAACGTTCTTCGAGGCGTTCGTGACGATGAACTTGACGGCCTTGTCTTTATCCGCCCCCGCCATCATCGCCTTATATTGCCGCGAATAGATCGGATTCGAATTCGTCTTCGTCGCGAGTTCTTCGTTGATCGCCTTGCGCACGCGATTGCCGAGGTTCACGTCGAGCTTTTTGCCGTTGAGGACGGTGTTTAGTTCTTTGTTGATGAGGCCCGTAACCTGGGTGTTAACGTCGGTTCGAACCGTCCCGTAGAACATTTTCTGCTCACGGGTCAAAAGCTCCTGCCGCTGCTCTTCGATCTTCTGACGATCGGCAGCGAGAGGGTCGCTTGCGGCCTTCTGTGCGAGCGTTTGCATCGGCTTTAAGACCTTACTCACAAGGTCGTTATAGAGCCGAATCGCCTCTTCCGGTTTGTTGTCCTTGAGCGCCGCGCCAAGCTGCCCGACGGCATCGAAGACGCCGAACTTCGTCAGGAACTTCGTCGAAACCGTTCCCGCTTGCTGTTCCCATGCCTGCGAGTCCATCGATTCGAGCCGGTCGAACGCGGGCAGAAGCAGTTTTTTGAAGCCGTCCGGGTAATCCTTCGCCCATCCGTCGATGATCTTCGGGTCGCCCGCTTTGAAGCCGTCTTCGAGTTGCCGTGAGGCTTCGACCTCTTCGGCCATTTCGGCGATTCCCTCTAATCCGCCGTGGGCCTCGATTGTTTCCTTGAAAGATTGGAGATCTTGCGTCGAACCGAGCTTGTCGACGTTCGCGACTTTGTAGTAGGCGCGCTCGAACGCCCTCGCGATCGACTGATCGAATTCCTTGAGCTTGGCAAGGTGCTCTTTGAACTGTTTCGGGGTGTAGACTCCTGGCTTTGCAGGCTGACCGTCTCCTGCTCCATCACCTTCCCCGCCGCCTTCGCCAGCGCCATCACCGCCACGCGAAAGGTCTTGTTCTTCCGCGCCAGCGCCGCCGCCTTCGCCCCCATCACCACCGTTACCGGCACCACCATCGCCCGCACCTACTTCGACAAGTACCTCTTCGCCGTCCATGTTACCTCACTTTTTCCTGATTTCCTGATTTATTGAACCGCGGTCGCGGCCGCCTCGGGCGTCCCGTGGGGAACGACGCGAGCGGCGGCTTTCGCCACTTCGGCCGCGCGGTCCTGAGCCGCGTCGACGTTGAGCTTGTTCAGATCGAGCTTGATACCCGCCCGGGCGGCCATCTGAACTTGGCCTTCCGGTGGCAAATCCTTGAAGTTGATCGACTCGCTGATCGGCTTTTCGGCCGGCGTCGGTTGATTTCCCTTCGCAGCCTCGGCGATCGCCGCCATATGCTCATCGTAGTGAGTCATCACGTTATCGAACCCTTCGGGATTATCCGTCTTCGCACGAATTCCTTCGGGCGAGTTCGCCCACGTTCGAATCTCGGCCGCTTCGGTCGCGTTGTCGTCGAGCTTCCCGATGGGCACTGTCGACACCATCGGCGGAATCGCTTGAAGCTTTTGCTGTACCGTCGCAATCATCGCGGGGTCGGGCTCGATGCCGGCGGCCTGGGCCTTGCTCGCAAGCTCGGCGACCTGGGCTTCGGCGTCCTGCATTGCAGGATTCGGAACCGGTCCCGTCTCGAGCAGAATCATGATCTCGGCAAGCTGCTTTCGCGAAGAGTCCGCGCCTGGAATGACGAGTTCCGGCACGCCGATCTTGTCCTTCGCGATCAGTTGATTCCGCGGCGCCTGCAAAATGCCCGCGAGAATCGGGTTTGCCTTCGCTTGCTCGAGCAGGTTCATCCAGACCATGCGCTGCGCGACCCAGGACTCGGGGAAGTTCTCATCCGAGTCGGGATAGCACAGAAGCTTTGCCTTGAGGTCTTCGGGGTCGATCGCGATCTTGAGGTCGGTTCCGTCGCCGCCCTTGATCGTGCCGGCCATGATCTCTTTACGGTGTTCGGCCGCGGCCATCACGCCTTGCAGCATGATTTTCGCGTAACCCGCTTTGATGTTCCGCCACGTCAGGCCGACGCGCCCGAGGGCTTGGTCGCGTTGCGAAGCGATTCCCTGGGCGGTGTCGTTCGAGCCCGTGTTTCCGCCAAAAAGGGCGGGAAACGCGCCGCAAAGAAACTGTGCCATCTCACCGAAAAGCTTCTCGATGTAGGTCAGAAGCCCGTCGGCGATCTGAATCTGAGGCTCGACAAAGAAGTTCTCGGCGAGGGCCTTGTCGACGCGCCGCTTCATCTTGAGGTAAGTGTTCGGCTTCGACTGAATTTCGTTCAGCGCGTTCGCGTCGATCGCTTCGGAGTCGACCCACTTGATCGGAATCAGGTGCATGAAGCTCTCGTGAACGAGGTCCATGCAATCGTTGAGCTTTTCCTGTAGCGGAATGAGCGGGGTTCCGAGCGCCGGCCGGTGCATCCCGTCTCCGGGCCGCGCGTGAACGAGGACCCAGTGATCAGTGAAAGATTCGTTGCGCGCTTCGCAAACCGTCTGCCCGATCATCACGACGAGCAAACCCTTCGGGAAGTTGTCGTAAAGCCAATTGCGAAGATCGTCGTCCTGTTCTTCCGCGTAGAAAGAGGGGCGGACCCAGGTGCGTTGAATCGTACAGTTGTACGTCATCGCGTCGTTCGTCATGTTCGACGGGCGCATCCCCATCATAATCGAGGTGCGCGCGAGGCGTTCGTAGTCCGACTCGGCCGTCGGAGCCTGGGCTGGCTGAATATCGTCGGCAACGTCCGGGTACATCGTCTTTCCGAGATTGACGTCGATCTCTTCGGAGTGCTGCAAATACTGGGAAACGTCAAGGTCGTTTGCCTGAATCGGCAGTTTCACCTCGAGCGTGCCAAACATGCGAATGACTTCGGAGCCTCGGGGGCTGCCCTTGCCGGTT